CGCTACGATTGTGAAAAATCAGGGTGCTACAACACAAAGCACAGGCTCAACTTTGATGTTTTCTATGACTGTTTTGACGGCAAAATATCAATGTCAGACATTGATGCAGCCGTCGAGGTAAATGGTAACTTTTTGTTCTTGGAGTGGAAGTCACACAGCGGCGATATACCAACAGGACAAAGAATCTTCTTCGAAAACATGACCCATGACAACAATAGGTTTCAGGCTTTAATTGTTCACGGAGACGCTGAGACTATGGATGTCTCAGACGTGGCATTTGTTTCTATGGGAAATGTCGCTCCATTTGAGCCGTGTGACATGGATAGACTTCGCTCAATAATCAGGGATTGGAACGATTGGGCGAAGAAGAACCCATTTGGAAAACCAATCGTCAGAAACCCCGGAGCAATAGGGGGAGGGAAATGAACACTACCCACGACTATGCCAAGCATTACCAGTCGCTCGGATGGGCTTTGGTTCCCATCCCTGCTGGCAGCAAGGCACCATCTACCTTCTCATGGCAGACCAAAGCTGCTGATGCCTCATTCTGGGAGGCCAACCCCACACACAACATCGGCCTGCTGCACTCCCTGAGCGGCACAGTCGCCTTGGACATTGACCACATGGCAAACACCCGTGTGGCGTTTGAGGCGATGAACATTGACCTCGATGCAATCCTGAACAGCGCCCCTCGCATCATCGGACGGCCTGACCGTGGCAAGGTTCTATTCAAAGCCCCTGCCGACCTGAACCTAACCACCCGCAAGATTAGCTGGCCCGTGGAAGGCGACCCGCGAAAGACAGAGGTGGTGTTTGAATTGCGGGCAGGTAGCGTTCAGGATGTCCTGCCACCCTCCATCCACCCAGACACGGGAAACCCCTATCAATGGGCAGGACAATCCATTGACGGTGGACTTCCTGATCTGCCCCACCAACTCCTCACCCTTTGGCGCGATTGGGACCGCTTCCGCCCCCAACTTGCGGATGCCTGCCCGTGGAAGAAGTCCCCTGAGTTTCAGCCCCCCTCAAAGAAGCGAAGGATGGACGGGGAACAAACAAGCGTCATTGCCGCCTACAATGAGGCTGTCAGCATAACAGAAGCCCTCAGCAAAGCTGGATACCGCCAATTCGGGCGGCGCTGGCTATCCCCCAACAGCACAACAGGGATGCCTGGAGTTGCGGTATTTGAGGACGGGAAAGCATATAGTCACCACGCCTCCGACCCGTTCGATCCCGAGCACGCCTTCGATGCCTTTGAGGTATTCGTTCAATACGAGCATCTCGGCAATGTATCGGCAGCCGTGAAAGCAGCGGCGGAACTTCTGGACATCAAGTCCCTCCCGCAAGGCCCGACAGAAGAAGACCGCGAGATGATTAAGCACGGTGCATCTGTTGCTGCATCGTGGAAGAAATCAAAGCCAAGCGAAAGCAATCACGGGGTTCCCAAGCACCTGCTGACTGTGCCTGGCGTTCTTGGGGATATTGTCACCTACAGCGCAAAGACGGCCATCAAGCCGCAACCTCAATTCGACGTGCAGACAGCCCTCGCTATTGGCTCTGTGGCAATGGGGCGTCGGTTTGTGACGGACAATCGCAATATGTCCAGCCTCTACTTCCTGAACGTGGGTAAGACAGGCTCCGGCAAAGAACATGCCAACACCGTCATCGAGGACTGCCTTGAAGCGGCTGATGCCATGCACCTGCGCGGACCAAGCGGGTACACATCCTCCAGTGCCGTCCTGTCGGCCCTGAATGAAAAGCCCAGCCACGTTGCTGTCATCGACGAATTTGGTTCTATGCTCGCCTCTGCCTCTGCCAAGGGAAACCAGAACAAGAAGGACGCCCTGACCATGCTTATGGAGGCATGGGGGAGGCAAACAAAAACCCTGCGCAATGTCGGATACTCGATGGTGCAAATGACCGAGGCGCAAAAGAAGGCCATGCAAATTGAGATTAAAAGCCCAAGCCTCACCATCATTGGCATGACAACACCAGAAACCTTCTACGAGGCTGTAGGGGCCAAGGACGTGGCGAGCGGCTTCCTGAACCGCATCCTGATTGTGGAAAGCAAGCGCCCGCGTGAACTGTCCCGCAACCCAGATAACATTGACGTGCCTAAAAGCGTGGTTGACTGGATTCGTGAAACCTCCACCACACAAGGTGAAGGAGCAAGCATGATGACGGATCAGGGCAACGCCTTTCCACCAGTTCCGCTTATGGTGCCATTCACAGAGCAGGCCAGAACCCTGCTAAGGGACTACGAGATTACCATTACAGACAGGCAGAACACATCAAGCCCGATGATTGCCGACATGATGAACCGCTCGCGCGAAATTGCTATGCGGCTATCCCTGATTGTAGCTGTCAGCCTCGGTGATAGGGAAATAACATCCGTCTCAGCACAATGGGCAATCGACTACGTTGACTTCTACCTGCGCCAAACACTCGAAATCATGGATGTGCGCATCTCTGAAGGCGATACAGACGGACTAAGAAAGGCCGTGGCCGAGTCCATTAAGGATTCTGGAAGCATCGGTATGAAAATGTCTGAATTGATTAAGGCCGTCCCGCGCCTTGGAAACCTGAAGAAACACGAACGAGACGGCCTGCTTGCAATGGTGGTTGAAGACTTCCCTGTCGAGCGCCTTGTGGTGAAACCAGAAGGCAAAGGAAGACCCTCAATCATTCATCGCTGGGAGCAGGATTCTTGAGTTTCTGCTCAAGGTCCAGGATTTCATAAGCCCGCAACTTCGGAACCGTGTCGCCCCACTGGTAAGTGGCCTGTGTGCTAATGCCAAGCGCATCGGCCAGTTTGCGACGGGTTCCGAAAACCTTGACGGCATGTTCTGTATTCATGTCATCCTCCATGATAAAGATTGCAAAGCGCACTTGACTTATCGCAAGAATCAATGTTTAGTGCAAGGCGTTGGAAGTAGAAAAGGAGTTGCGAGATGAGCAACATTGACGCGCTCGCGCGGGATTGGCTTGACGCCAAGTCTGACGAGCAAAAGGCGAACGCACGTCGCTTGAAGATCGAGAAAGAACTGACTGCCGCTCTCGATGCCAAGGACGAAGGCAGTATCACCCACAAACTTGATGGATACAAAGTCACGCTGACACAACCTGTTCGGCGGTCTTTGGATGTCAAAATGTGGGAAGGCGTAAAGCACAAAATACCAGAGCAGTTGCGCCCTGTAAAAACGAAGTTGGAAGCAGACGCCTCAGGTATGAAATGGCTTGCCGAAAACGAACCTAAGTTCTGGGCTGCTGTAGCACCTGCGTTCACAACGAAACCCGGAAAAATCTCAATCAAGATCGAAAAAGTGGAGAAAGCCTGATGGCATTTGACCTGACAAAACTTGAGAAGCCAACAGGCCAACGTCCTGTTATCATGACACTTTTTGGAGAGGGGGGTATGGGAAAAACGACATTGGCTGCAATGTTCCCCAAGCCGGTTTTCATCCGCACAGAGGATGGTACAGCATCCCTACAGGGCAACGAAGATGTTGCAATGTTCCCTCTGGCAACCTCCATTCAGGATGTGCTTGATGGCATTGAGTCTCTTGCAACTCAGGAGCATGAGTTCAAGACCCTTGTTCTTGACAGCATCACCCAGCTTGCCACGATGATTGAGCATGAAATCGTTGCGGCTGACCCCAAGGCTAAAAGCATCAACCAAGCTGGTGGTGGATATGGTGCCGGATACAGCGCGGCTGGAGAAAAGCACCGACAAATCCGTGAGTGGGCAGGCGCTCTAGCCTACGAGAAGGGCATGAATGTCGTTTTCATCGGCCACGCCGACACGGAAACAATGGACCTGCCGGACATGGACCAGTACAATCGTTACAGTGTTCGCCTGCACAAGAAGTGTATCGCACACTATACGGACAACGTGGATGCTGTTTGCATGATCCGCCTGAAGACATTCGTGCGAGGTGCTGATGGCGACAAGAAACGTGCAATCAGCACACAGGAGCGTGAAATCATTTGCCACCCGCAGGCGGCAAGTGTAACAAAGAACCGCTTCAACATCACCGAGCCGCTGCCCTTCACTTTTGAAGGCGGCAATCCCTTTGACCAATGGGTAGCAAAATAAGGAGACCCGACCCATGAGCATGAATCTTTCTGGCTTTGACGCACAGTCTGTTGAACCCACAGCATCCTACGAGCCGCTCCCTGCGGGCTGGTATAAGGCTGTATTCACCGAGAGTGAGGAAAAGCCCACCAAGGCACAAACAGGTAGCTACCTGCAACTGACCGCTGAAATTATCGAGGGCGAGCATCAAGGGCGCAAATTGATTGAGCGCCTGAACCTCAACAACCCCAACAGTACGGCGGTTGAGATTGCGCAACGCACCTTGTCAGGCATCTGTCGTGCAATCGGTGTGATGACCCCTCGTGACAGCACGGACCTACACGACAAGCCATTCATGGTAAAGGTTGCTGTGAAGCCCGGAGACGGCCAATACGGCCCCTCCAATGACATTAAGGAGTATGCGGCCACCGAAGGTGCTGCACCGGCTCCTGCGGCCTCTCCTGCGGCCTCTACGCCTCCCTGGAAGCGGTGATCTTTCTATAGAGCGATGGGGCGGCACGTCCGCCCCATTTCATGTATAGAAGGAGAGACTTATGAAACTTGAACAGCACGTTGGCCTAAAGACAGTCAATGCCATTTTTGAATGGCACAAGACAAAGCGCAAAAACGAACACAGGCCGCATCTTGGGGGGTCGCAGATTGGCCGAGATTGCGCACGCGCATTGTGTCTATTCGAGACTGGCGACCGAGAAGAGGACCGCATCGTAAGGAACCTGCGCGACATTGGCGTGAAGGTTTGGGACAAAGACCCAGAGACAGGCAAGCAAATTCGCTTTGAGGCGTGTGGTGGTCACTTTGCTTTGAGCCTTGATGGTGTGGGAGAGGGCTTCCCTGAAAGCAGTCAGCCGCACACCTTGGAGTTCAAGACGATGAATACCAAGAAGTTCAAGGCGCTAAAGGCCAAGGGGCTTCAGGAGGTTGTTCCAGTCTATTGGGCGCAATGCCAAGTCGGTATGCACTTGGCTGGACTGGATAGGTGCGCCTTCATCACTGTCTGCAAAGAGACGGATGAAATATACATGGAGCGCATCAAGTTAGACGCAGCCGAGGCTATGAAGTTGATAGCGAAGGCAGAAAGTATCGTGTTTTCTGACAATCCGCCGCCGCGACTAAGTGAAGAGGCAAGCGACTGGCGATGCAAGTTCTGCCCTTATTGGGCTATCTGTCACGGCTGCAAGATACCCGAAGCAAATTGTCGGACTTGCGCTCACTCAACACCAGAACGGGATGGAACTTGGTCATGTGCCAAAGGGCATGATTTTGGAGAAATATGCCAAGATCACCTTTTCAATCCAGAAGCCATGCCGAAAGACCTTGAGGTTCAGGACGCAAGAATGGGATGGGTTGAGTATCTTGATGTGGATACAGGTGAGATTATCCGTAACTTCCAGAACAGCGAAGATATGCACAAGAGCCGTATGAAGGTGAACCAATGACATTCAAACTGAGACCCTATCAAGAAGCATCTATCAATGGGCTTTATGAGTATTGGGCTACGGGGCGCGGTGAGAATCCACTCATTGTAGCCCCAACAGGCGCAGGCAAGACAGCCATCCTGAGCCAGTTAGTGAAGGATGCTATGTCGTTCCCAGGAACGCGGGTCATGGTCCTGACTCATGTAAAGGAACTGCTTGAGCAGGGGGCAGAAGGTCTATTGCGCATGTATCCCGATGCTGATTTTGGATTCTACAGTGCCAGCATTGGGCAAAAGCGGCTCGATAAGCCAATCACATTTGCAGGCATCCAAAGTGTATATCAGCGAGCCTACGATATGGTGCCTGCTCCAGATTTGGTGATCGTAGATGAAGCGCACATGATACCTAAAAACAGCGAGACGCGCTATGGTAAGTTTCTCGCTGACCTGAAGGTGTGCAATCCGAAGGTAAAAATGATTGGCCTAACAGCCACCCCTTATCGTCTTGACAGCGGCCACCTTCACAAAGGAAAAGGCGCTCTGTTTGACGGAATCGCTTATGACATTCCGGTGGGAATGTTGATGGACGAAGGCTACCTTGCGCCTGTTATTTCAAAAGGTGGTGCAAAAAAGATTGACTTAACCAATGTTGGGAAGCGTGGTGGTGAGTTCATTGAGCGCGACTTAGCTATTGCCGCGTCTGACCCAGAACTTGTGCGAAGCACTGTCCAAGAAATTGTGGAATATGGACACGACCGCAAAGCATGGCTCATCTTTGCTTCTGGCCTTAAACACGCAGCAATGCTGAGGGAAGAGATGGAATCGCATGGTGTATCCGTTGATGTTGTTTCAGGTGATGACCCCGCCCGACAGAGGGAGCAAAAGATTGCTTCCTTTAAGTCTGGCAGGACACGCGCACTTATAAATTGTGGAGTGCTCACGACTGGTTTTGATCACCCTGCTGTTGATCTTGTTGCTATGGTTCGCGCAACAGAATCTACCGGATTGTATATACAGATTGTCGGTAGAGGAACACGACCTGTCTATGCTGATGGATATGATCTGAGCACGAAGGAAGGCAGAATTGCTGCAATTCAGAATGGCTCAAAACCTAATTGTCTCATTCTGGACTACGGCGAGAATGTGGCGCGTCACGGGTTCATTGATGCTGTAAAGCCGAAGATCAAAGGTGAAGGTAAAGGTGAAGGTGAGGCACCTACAAAAGAATGTCCTGACTGCAATAGCATGGTTTTTGCAGGATCTAGAGTTTGCGAAGATTGTGGGCATGAGTTTCCGCCGCCTGAATTGAACCATAGTCACAAGTCTTATGGAGGTGCCATTCTTTCCAGCCAGGTTCAGGACGAATGGATTGACGTTGATGACGTATCATATGAACGCTGGAAAAAAGAAGGAAAGCCAGACAGCATTCGTGTAACATATATCTCTGGACTTACACGAATAAGTGAGTGGCTCTGTCCAGATCACGGAGGTTATGCGGCAAGTCGATATGAAGCCAGAAAACCTGCTCTAAAAGCGTTTGCTGGATCTACCGATGCTGCTCTGATTGAGTGCGAAAGATGGGTTAAGCCAAGCCGGATTAAAGTCAGGCCGGATGGTAAATATCATCAGATTATGCAGCTTGATTACAGCGGGAAGAAAGAGAATGAAAAGTCAAACTTTGACAAGTCAGAAGAACAAAGAATCAGGGAACTTGCCGAAGACTTCATGTAGGGACTGCATGAATCTTTATGATGGTAAGTACTGCACCAAATGGCGGGACGTAGTGCCAGAGGAGATACAAAAACATGGCTGCGAAGAAATCGACCAATTCCCTCCCTTCTGAGCATGAAGAGCAAGTTGGGGTAGTTAATTGGATACGTCATAAGTTTCCAGAGGTTGTTGTATTTGCCATTCCCAACGGTGACAAACGAAGCATCAGTGTGGCTAAACGTCTGAAGGCAGAAGGTGTTGTTCCTGGAGTTCCTGATTTATTTATTCCAGACTGGAACTTGTGGATTGAGATGAAAAAGCAAAAGGGCGGCAGATTGTCTGTTGCCCAAAAGGATATGATAGAGCATCTGGAACGTATCGGTCATACCGTAATCGTCGGATACGGCGCGGAAGATGCTAGTCGTCAGGTCTTTGAGTTTCTTGAGAGTTATAATTCATAGCGTAACCAACTCCTCAACCTTATCGCGGACACCGAGGGTATCGGCCAAAGTGAGAACCTTGGCCCACTCGTCCAGCCAGTCTGGAGTGTAGAGCGTATAGGGTGAGCGTTCACGCACCCATAGAATTGCGTCCAGCTTGTCGCATAGTTTAATCCATGACACATCCTTTTCGGA